GAATGTTGATGCTGATGGTGCTGCATATGTAGTGAGTGTAGTGTTATTTGAACTTGCGTCTGAAAATGTTTGATTTGAACCGGCTGCAGTTGCTTTAACTGACAATGCAGTGTATCTTGAATCTGTAACAAAAAATGATAATGAAAACGCACTTACTGAACTAACTGAAGCATTTACACCATCAGTAACGTTAAATGTAAGACTGAAAGTTCCCGCATCTGCTTCTGTCGAGGATGGGGTGATAGTAAAAACATTATCTGCTTGTGATACTGTTGCTGTACTACCCAAAGAACCGGCTGATACAGTATGCGACCAAGTTAATGGAAATCCTTCTGGATCAGTCGCGATTGCTGTGATTGTAGTTGCGGTGCCATCTGATGCTAATGAATACGTTGCATTCACACCTGTTATATCAGATGGTACAGCATTCGTTACAGTTGCGATTAGATACCAACCAATGCCATTCCACATATACATCTTTAAATTATCAGTTACAAATGCAGTTGATCCTACTGATCCTCCATCAGCGGGTAGTTCCGTAATAGTGCTATATGTTTTTGACCTTGGAGCAGACTCTGCACTCACAGGAAAGTCCGCAGATTGTGTTGCATATTTTTTGACTGAATAACTGCCCATTGAAGTACCTCATATAAAAGATTTACTACTATTTATAAGTTCTTGTCTGTTACCAGGCTGTATTGATATCTCATTCTTGAGATTTTTTGAATTATGGAAATTAAATCACCATCTCTAACTTGCAATTCTTTTAATGCTTTGTGTAAAATATCGAGTTCACTCTTACTTAGATTTTCATTCTTCATGTATTTCTCCATTTATGCCAGTCATTTTTAGTCGGAGTAGCACGAAAATTCTCTTGGCAATAATGTTCCCAAGCGTCATCAAAGCCTTCAAACTGTGAATAACAACAAATACCCCATAACTTTTCTTGATAATCTTTGAATATTTTGTTTATACTAGTTTTGCTATAACCATCGGGTATCATAATTCCATTGACAGCCCACATAAAGCGATTTGCTTCTTTTATTTCTTCTGGGCCCATTTCATCGGCTGTAGCATTATAATTAATCATATCCTAAAACCGCAACATTTTCAATGTCTATATCTGGCCACCTTTGTAACTCAGGATCAATAGTATAAGTGCCTGTTTTTTCACTTAATCGTCTTTGAACTAGATTATAACAAACACGAACTTTATATTCCAATTCACTTAAATCACCATTATTATTTATTACATAATCAGCTATATCTTTTGTTAAAGTCATACTTTCAGGATCTTCAGGAGGAAGATGTTCGGATCTATCTACCCAGATACATGCATCAAACACACCTTGTTCTTTCATTGCTACAAATTCTCGTACATTTCTTAATCCACAATATATGTCATGTTCAGAAAAGATATCTTTACCTAATTGTGCGGGATCATCTTCACAATATCCTGCAATAGCATCATACCATTCAGACCTATGATTATGTCTATCATCATAACATTCTTCAAATGATTTGTAATTATACTTATTTTTAAGGTCATCATAAATGAATCGTTGACAAGCAAACATACTACTTGAAATAAAACTTAGCTTAAAATCTTTGCATAAGATTTCAGAAACAGTATCTTTGCCATGTCTACCATGACCTATAACAAGTAATTTTGCTTTCAACATTTAATTTCCTCCAACTCGTAATATTCCATGACTTCATTCGTTTGGGATTTAGCTATAGCTTCAGCTTTTTCCCAATCAGGTACATCTAAAGAGAACTCAATTACTTTATCTATTCTAACATTTTCTACTGTTTCCCAGCCGAGATGTTGTAGTGCAGCCTCAACCGCCCTGCCAGCATTATCTAAGATCCCTCTACGGATACATATTAAAGCTTTATACCTCATTAACTACCTGGATGACCATATGTTTCAGGCATTTGAAATAATGCTGTAACATGATTACTTGTTTGTGTTCTAGCAAATATGCACCATCCAAACCATCCAACATGTTCTGTCATTTTTTCAATAACGTGAATTCCAACAAATTCTTTAAAACTTGTTCCTGTAGTCCATACATCATCTACAATGAGAACAGGATCATTTTTATTTCCAGAAACATAATTCAACATTTCATTTTCTAGTTTAACGCCTCCTCTAGGAACACCTACAACATCTGAAAAGGGGCGGGATTCCAATTCAGAAATAATTCTAGCAAGAACCGACCATTCTCCATCTGAAATAGCGTCACATTCTAATTTCCAAGTAAGGTCTAAATTCGCATGTGATTTATAATCATACCTTTGAAATAAGTCCATTATTCATCATCCTCTAATATTAGATATTTATAATATTCAATTGTGTATCCACAAGCACTTCTTTAATTTTTCTGGGATATAGTTCATATTCCAGAACTTGTATACGATCCGTGAGTGTTGACACACTATCACTTTCCAAAACCCTACAGGCACTTTGAGAAATGATCTCTCCTGTATCCATGCCCGAATCTACCCAATGCATTGTACACCCTGATATTTTAACTCCAGCGGCCAATGATTGTTCTACAGCATTTGCACCTCGAAAACTAGGTAACAGTGACGGATGGATATTTACTACCCGCCGCCTCGCAACAAATTTGGGGCTGAGTATTTTCATAAATCCGGCAAGAATGACCAAATCGCAATTTTTTGGAACTATAGATTCATATTTAGTTTCACTTATTTTACATTCAATATTTAATCTTTCCGCACGGTCAATTACACCGGCATCTGGATTGTCAGTTACCAATAAGTCTACCTTAATGCCACATTGTACAATGTTTTCAAAATTACTGCCGTTGCCGCTTGCCATCACTACTATCATACTACATCTATTTCATCCCATGATCTAATAAAAAAATTATCGCCTAGTTTGTCAATCTCTGTTTGTGGATAACCTTCAGAAACCAACCATTGAGTCATGCTAAAACAACTAAGTATATGATAATCTTCATGGACGGGTTTAGGAAACCCATATTTCCAACCATTGGGTGGATCGATCATAGTTGCCATTTTTATACTCCTATTATTAATCTTGTCTGTAAAAAATATGTGAACCAATTCTAGTAATTTTAGTAAAATCATTTGCCCACTTGGGCTTTACATAATCAGCATGATAATGCGTAGATCCTTGAGTTAAACCGCGCCATTTACCAGAAGTAAACATTGAAACTGCATAATTAACAGATGCGTCCCAGGCAGTTTGATCTTGAGGTTCATCTGCTTTACCATCACAATACCAACTAAATTGGCATTTATTAAGTAATGGTGTGCCTTTATCACTCAAATAAGATTGATGTACTACATCACAAGCATTATCTGGAAATTTTTCATGATCCACTCTATTGAGTACAACATCGGTTACGGACATAGCATCAGCTAAAGATGATGCCATAGTTTCGTAATATATGTTTGTTGCCAGACTCTGTACTTGCTTAACTTGTTCTACTTGATGTGCAACAATCGATGCTTGCTCAATTGCAATTTCAGCGGCCCGTTCTTCAGCTAATTTTTCTACTGCTTCGGTAGTATCTGATACTTGCTTTTTTGCTTCAAAAACAGCATAGCCAATACCGCCAGCAATAGTACAATTTGCTACTAAAAGTACGATAGTTGTAATACGCTTCATTTGTTGTCCTGTTCTGATTCGTTTATGTATGTATTATGACACATCACAAATCATTTGTCAACCAAATTTTAAAGTATATTGTGTGTGATGTTCAGGTGATAAATTTTTGTAGCCTAATGCCCAATTTTCTGCGGCATCTTCAACATAGGTAAGAGAATTATTTGAAAAGGTTTCTTCAAAATATTTTATACCATCTCCAGTAAAATATTTTATATAAGCAAATTCTTCTTTATAATCAAAATGTACTTCACAATAATCTTTACTATTGTCAGACCAATAAGTTGAAAGTTTTTTTCCCATTTTTATTCTCCTTGCATTATATCCTTGGCTAAAGGAAATATTTTACTAATAGCTTCACCACACGCAACCGCTAAATCCATGTGTTCTTTTTGAGTTCCATTACCACTTCTTAATTCTATGTAGTGAATCCAGGAACGTAGTGTTCCATTGACGTATAGACGCGACATTGTAAGACCTTCAGGTAATACTTTCCTTGCTTGTTCTTTTGCAATACCATTTTCTATTGCCCAGAAATAAGCCATCTTAGCTGTTTCTATAACAGCCATTTGCTTATTCCACCAATCATTTTGTAGGTCATCATCCTCAGTTTCAATACTATTCTGTCTATTTTTGGGATCTTGTAAACGCGCTTCAGATAATTCAAACATATCATCACCAAATTCATCAACATTAGCATATCTTTGGGAAAACTCTTGAAATGAAAAGGATCTATGGCGCAAAAGTTGTCGACCAATATCTCTTGTAGTCTCTATTTCCATAGTAGCTGATGCCATTTCGAGTGGTGACCAATGTTTATGTTTAATCAAATATTTTAATAGTTTTTCACTTGTCTCACTATTGATTTGATTTGCGGGATTAGACACTCTTGCACAATACGCGATAAGTTCTTGGGTATCTCCCAAAGCAGGAGATTCATGTGGTTGTGTGTACGCTCTTAATACAACTTTCATAATATAGTTCCTTAATGTAAAGTATGTGAATTACCATTCTCTTTAGCCATAGCCCTATGTTGTTGAAAAATAAAATTCAACATGCCATGATATTCTTGATCATCTAATTTCATTCGATATAGTTTCAAAGAATATGTCATCATTAGTCCTGCCATTTCTAAGTGACTATATTCTTTTTCTTCTAAATCTGAAGTAAAGACGTGAAAGTAATCCCATAATAGAGCTATACGTTCTCCTAGTTCTTCGTCAGATTGGCTATCATTCATTTGTAAGATTGCTCCAAGCTTTCAGTTTATTATATTTATTATCAGACGCTTCAAATATTTCTTCAATATCTAAATTAAAGTGCTTACACATTAATTTAATCATACAATGTACATCACCCATTTCATTTATCAGATTTTCTTTTTTGGTTTCATCTAAACCAAATCGCAAAACTTTCATACATTCTTTAGTAAGTTCCGCACATTCTTCACTGAGCACAACTAAACATTCTGCTTGTACTTGTTTTACCATTATTTGTTGTTTTTATTTATTTGGTTTGATAACCATTGCACTCTATTCATAACTTAAAATCCTTAAATTTATCTAAATCAGTACCCTGAGGTGTATTATCAAATACTGGTGTATCATTCACTAATGTTTGTTCCGATTCATCAACATCAAAAAGTCTCATTTTAGAACGATCTACACCAATAACAAATCTTTTCTTATATGTAAGATCGTTATATCTATTCTTTAACTGTTTAACCGCGAGTTGACCCATACTTTCAAGTTCTTCATTTGAAATAATTGCAAACATGAGGTCGGCAGTAGCGGGTAGTCCAAAAGACTCACTGGTATCTTCAAGCCCAATGTCCGAGTTACTGAAACCAGAACGAGTCGTTTGCGTTGCTGAAACAATCGGGACATTAAACTCGACCGCAAGACCTCGCATTTCTTCTGCAATAGCTTTGATATATGTGTATGAATTGATTGACCCTCCCATACCCTTCATTCTTGAACTGGCACAGATATTTAGATAATCAATAAAGATGATATCTGGCTCAAAAGATTTCTTTAATTTTAGTTCACTTAATAGACTTCTGAAATGTGCAGTATTTGCTTGACCTGTAGGATACTCTTTTATGATCAATTTACCGTTTGTTCTCTTGGATATATTTGCAACTCTTTCCACAAAGTTTTCTTTGGTTAGAGTTGTTATTTGATCTATAGGAATATTTAATAGATTAGCATCAATACGTTCTGCAATTCTTTCTTCTGCCATTTCCATAGTAATATACAAAACATTTTTGCCATCTGTTAATGCTGCCGATGCTTGGTGACACATAAACAAAGATTTACCGACGCCAGTACCAGCAAGAATAATATTCAAAGTTTTTCTAGGTAAGCCACCCTTAGTAATGAGATTAAAATATTCAAGATCAAAAGGCAATCGTTCCTCATCGTGGTGATAAAATTCATATCTTTCATTAAAATTTAACAGATAATCATGACCGATATTAGTATCAAACGAAACACCTAAAGCTTTTGTCAAAATCTCTGGTAATGCATTTTTAGTAAGTGTTTGGTGCTTACCATCAATAATACTAATCGACTCCATAACAGCATTAAATAATGCCCTATCTTGGCACCATTTTTCAGTCTGATCTAATAGCCAGTCTTGGTCCGATTTTTCATCATCAAATAGCTGAGGTATAATTTCATGTGCTTGATTATACATTTCTTCATTCAACACACCAGATTCATCTAATTCTATTTTAAATGTTTCTGCCGTGGGTAGCTTATTATATTTGCCGACAAATTTACCAGCTTGATTGAATAGCGTTTTATACACACCTTCAAAATATTCTGGCTGAACAAAAGGTAATACTTTTCTCATGTATTCCTCGTCATTCAGGATATTCTTTAAAATTACTTGTTCAATATTGCTCACTATATTTCCTTACGAAAAAAAATCTTCTAATGATGCTGGTTTAGGCATCGACTTATCACTTATTCTATAGTCTAACATATTTTGCCATGTTTGTCTATAGGTTTCTTCACTATGTTTTTCTTTTGTCATTTCAGCAATTTCGATTCTTTGATCATAAGTTATATTACCTAGTTTCATAGCTACATCTTTAAAATCATCATTAGATATTTTTCTAGATATCTTCACATAATGATCAGGAGCCGCTGGTATTATTTCAGAAGCATGGTTTCTTCTGGACTGTTCATTTATAACTAACATGATAGGAATACCCGCACCCAAAGCTTCTAATGAAGTTATACCCCAAGACTCGTCTGCCCAAGTAGATACAAACGATTTGCATTTAGATATATTCATTAGAACTTCATTATGAGGCAACCCCAGCATCGTCGTCTGAGGTGCTGTCCAATCAAGGTTTTTGTTCTGATAACCTTCGACAGGATGACCTGGTTTGAAATCGCTGGCTTTTACCTTACCGCTTATAACAAGAGATTTCATTCCAGTATCTTTAGCTTTGTTATGAATAAAGAATGGATTTTTCATCTGATCCATTCGACCAATAGTGCCAACATCATATTCTTGTTCTTTTGATACTATAAAATCATTTGAAATGTATGACGAATGAATATAGCCTGTAGGAGTATGAATATCCACACCATTAATTCTCTTGCTCATTTTACTATGAAATTCGTGTTGGACCTCACTTACAAAATATAC